CCTTCTGATTCTCAGATGTGTAACGTAATCTTGGATTATAGTGCCAAGAAAGTAGAAAAATGTGTTATCGAAGGTAAAGTAGTAGACACAGATTGGGACCGAATGCACACCTATTATAAAAAGATTTATCCTAATCTAGTGGAGCAACTAGAAAAAAATAATACAGAAGCACCTAGTAAGGTTAAGAAAGGGGCATAAGCCCCTTTCTACTACTTGTATAGTTTAAGAACATGTTCAATGATTTTATGTCGTTGGACATCTTTAACTTCGAATTTGCAAGAGCTTAATCCAGGAACCTCATACTGTTCTAATCTGTCAATAAGGTCCATTAGACCATTTTGTGCAGTTTTTCTATCAGTCTGTTCTACGTCTCCTGTAATAACTAGTTTACTACCAACACCGATTCTGGTCATAATCATTTTTAGTTGACTTGGGGTAGCGTTTTGTGCTTCATCTAGGATTATCCAGCTATGTTTGAAGTTTCTTCCTCGGCAAAATGCTAGTGGTGCTATTTCAATAGTTTGTTCTTCTAGCATTTGAGCAATTTCTTTAACTGTGTAATATTCCTTTAAAACATCTAATAGAGGACGAGTCCATGGTTCCATTTTGGCATTCAAGTCACCTGGTAAGAAACCATGTTTTTCATCATCTACACCTACCGCAGGCCTGGTTAGAATTATTGAATTACATTCACCGGATCGTAGTGCTTTGATTGCAGCTAACATCGCCAAATACGTTTTTCCTGTGCCTGCTGGTCCTGAAACTACGACTATATCGGTCTCATCGTCTAGTAGGGCTACAATGTATTTCTCTTGATTGAGGGATTTGGGGATTAGGTCTACGGGCTTTCTGGGTTTAGCCTTTGCCTGTGCTTGACTGAAATCTATAGTTTTTGATTGATTCATGTAGAATGTCTTAACCTCATTTGCGGGAAATTGTGTGTATCTGGATGTGTTATCTTTACTGCGTAATGCACTAGTTTTGCGTTTGCTCAAAGTTATTCTCCTTTAGTAGAGCTAAAAAAATGTTGCAACATTCAATAGTATTTACGGTTGCCTGTAGCTAACATAGCTAGCTGTTAAAACGCAAAGTTATTTGATAAATATTAGGCTAACTGGAACACTTTTGAATCTATTCAAATAATCTTTATAGAGATAAATACTAGATGAAACATGAATCCGCAGATAACTTTTTCGATGACGTTGATTTCGTAAGCATCGTCAGTAATATTAAAGGGGTACTTACCAGTGATGGTACCATGTCTACTCTTTTGGATTTTGAACGTGTACTAGATGAAGCTGATCTATATGCATTCAAAAATTGGATACTAGGTGAGCTAGTGCAAGGCCCAGAATCTGGTAGATATTCAGTTAAATGCACATTTATGTGGCCATACAAATTGATGCCTGATCCATCCGGGGCTAAACGTTTAGCTAATATCGGATGTAACTTGTCCTTTGCTAAGACAAAAATTAAAGTCCCTATTGAAGTAAAGAACTACGAAGATTTCGTACAAGGTACTAGATATCCTAAAGGTGTAGAAAAGAAAGTATGGTTGATTCAGATTGAAATACCTAAAGATTTAATGAATGAAATTAAAGAAGGTTCTATTGATTTAGCTGATCAAACTATCGACTTGGATGATATTGAAGAGGCATACGAGGACGATTTAGATAAAGAGAATACAACCCAAGAAGAGGGTGGTGAGCAGCCTGGTATGGCCCCTGACATGGGAGCTCCTGGCGCACCAATGCCTGGTGGAGGAGCGGCTCAACCGCCGATGTAACTATGAAACAGAATATATATGAAGGATTAGAATTCCATGACATGGAAGGACAAGTAGAACCATTAGTTACAGTTGATGAGTATGCTGCAAAGATGGGCGAAGATAAAGATATCGTAACCTTGTCTTTTATTGTTAAATCCGAAGCAGCCGGTAATGATTTGGTAGATTGGTTTGAACGTGGATATGATTGGGTTTTAGATGCAAGCGTAAGTGGGGGCGAAGTAGAGGTAGGTAAGTGGTTAGTATTTGTAGAAATAAATCGTAGGTCAACTGTCCCCAGTAGAATTATTGAGTTAATTAAAGATTTAAAAACACTAACTGCGTTGAAGCCAAGTGAATGGACCATTCAAGTTGACGATGAAGATTACGAGCCTGAAGAACAAATATTAAAGCAGGTGATCATTTGTAATCCTAATGAATATAAGATAGACCAAGAAAAAGAAGAAGAACTTAATGAAATGCGAGAGCAGGCCGGCTTAAAAACTAAACCCATATACAATAGCAAAGATGCTGAATTAAAAGATTTTTTAAGCAAAGCCGGTCTATAATAAAGGAGTCCATATTATGGCTACTACAATATTACCAAAAAAAGCAATTAACGAAATACCTATTGCTACTGATGATGAGGCACATGAACAGTTAGTAGCAGATCCTGCAATACCACAATTTGGAGCTACAAATGGAACAAACTTATCATCGCCCGGGCCTACAGCATTTGGCGCTTCGACAGCAGGAGGCTACGGCTACCCCGGCAGTTATAGTCCATCAACAGCAAGTATTGCCCCAGGCGCAATGTCAGCTGGATATGGAAGTACAACCAACATCAACCAATCAATCGGACAACAACCAGTACTAACAGGTGCTGCTCCTGCAAATGCAGCTAGCAATGCTGATGTATTAGTTGCAAACGACAATTCTGATTGGATTAATAAAAAGTGGCGCCCAGCTATGGGCTGGGTATACATGTTAACTTGCACAATGGATTTTATAATATTCCCTATATTATGGTCTATTCTACAATCGGTAAGTAAAGGAGCGGTAACACAGCAGTGGCAACCTCTTACATTACAGGGTGCTGGATTGTATCATATCGCAATGGGCGCAGTCTTAGGTATTGCCGCATATGGCAGAACTAAGGAAAAACTAGAAGCTGCAACTAAGAATTAAATATTGACATTGAAAGCAATCTCTGCTAGAATCAATGCATGGACCATTACGCAACGTTAGGTGTAGCCAAGAGTGCTACACCCGATGACATAAAAAAAGCTTATAGAAAACTAGCAAGTCAACATCACCCAGACAAAGGTGGTGATACTGCTATGTTTCAAAAGATTGAAGAGGCTTATAGAATATTAAGCGATCCTCAAAAACGTCAGCAATACGATAATCCACAACCTCAAGGGCCCGGTGGTTTTCATTTTCATGCAGACCAGTTTGACATAAACGATATATTTGGTCAGATGTTCGGTGGTATGCGAGGTGCAAATCCATTCAATCAACCTAGACAGCAGCAACTGTTTAGAACCCAAATATCAGTAACTCTTGAAGATATATACCGTGGGTCTACTCATATTCTCAAAGTTCAAGCACCTACAGGACAGAAGGTAATAAACATCGATATACCTAAAGGGTTGAAGGAAAATTCTCAGATGCGCTATGATAACGTAATTGAGGGCGCAACTTTACTTGTAGATTTTAGGGTAGCACCCCATCTGAAGTTTGATCGTAGGGGGAATGATTTGTACTGCAATCACAAAATATCCGTATTAGATTTGATTGTGGGCACCAAATTTGACTTCACTACAATGTCTGGAAAGGTGCTAGAGGTATCGGTAACTCCTAAAACGCAACCATATATGCAACTTAAGATTAATGGTCAAGGTATGCCCATTCAAGGCACTACCCAATACGGAGACCAAATTATATTGCTAAAACCCTACATTCCTGATATCATAGACAACGAAATAACTGAAAGTATTTTGCGTTCCATATCTAAGTAAATACCAAAAAGGAAACATAGTGACTCATTCACCTGAAATTGAAAACATCATCGAACAGGCTATTGCTCTTGCCAAAGAACATAAACATCAATATTGCACAGTAGAGCATTTACTATTGGCATTGGTTACTCATAAGCCATTTAAGAAATGCCTGTCTAGTTTTGGAGCTGATATTGATACGATGACCGATGAAATCGTAGCATATATAAAAGGCCTACATGCCATCGAATCAAAGGACCCAGAAGTCGTCCCACGAAAGACTAACTCTTTAGAACGTGTGATGAATAGGTCAGTGACTCAGGTTCTATTCACTGGACGTAGGCAAGTTACTACAATTGATCTATTCATTAGTATCGCATCTGAAGGTAACAGTCACGCACATTATTTCTTACTTAAGTATGGAATCAATAAGGTTGAGTTTGTGCAGTTTTGGCAGAAGAATTACAAAGGACAAGACTACAACAATAACCTCAGTGAAGGACAAGCAGACGAGATTCTAGAAGAATACACTATCAATCTCACCAAACTAGCGCAAGACAAGAAGCTTGAGCCAGTGATCGGAAGAGCAAAAGAACTTGATGATATCATCAATGTACTTGCAAAACGATTCAAGAGTAATGTATTGATGGTAGGTGATCCTGGTGTAGGTAAGACTGCCATTGCCGAGGGTCTTGCACAAGCAATTATCGACAATGAAGTACCGGAGTTCTTAGAAGGTCACGAAGTATACTCATTGGAAATTGGTAGCTTGCTTGCAGGCAGTAAGTACCGCGGGGACTTTGAAGAAAAAGTAAAGCATGTATTGGAAGCACTGAATACTAAGAAGAAGGCTATCCTGTTCATCGATGAAGCACATACTATGCAAGGTGCAGGTGGCTCCACTTCAGGCTCTGTTGATTTCAGTAACTTGATCAAACCTGCGATTACTAAAGGAACTCTGAAGGTTATTGCTAGCACCACGTGGGAAGAATTCTACGAAAGCTTTGAAAAAGATCGTGCATTGATGCGTCGATTCTATAGGCTTGGAATTGATGAGCCTTCTCACGACTCTACCATTCGCATCCTTTCTGGGTTGTCTGCTAGGTTGAATGACTTCCATGAAGTAAACATCACAGACGAAGCCATTGCATCTGCTGTAGATAGTGCATCTAGATATATTCATGATCGCAAGAATCCTGACAAATCAATCGATCTACTAGATGCTGCATGTGCAAAACAGCGTGTGTTGGGGAACAAAGATGCAATCATTACTAAAGAATTAGTCTATGAACAGGTAGAAAAATATACTGGCGTACCTGCTGACAAGCTGAAGGGTGACAATCTAGATCGTATTAATAACCTTGAAGTTAACATCAAGGGTAAACTATACGGTCAGGATGACACTGTAGAGAAGGTGCTTGAACGTGTATATGTTTCTTTTGCTGGTATCGGTAATGAAACTAAGCCTATAGCAAGCTTCTTGTTCTTGGGCCCTACTGGTACAGGTAAGACTGAACTTGCTAAATTGCTGAGTAAGAATCTAGATATGCCTCTGCTCAAGTACGATATGAGCGAATATGGTGAGAAGCATTCAGTATCTAGTCTGATTGGTCCTCCTCCAGGTTATGTCGGGTTCGGTGACAGTCAGGTTCAGGGTGGACGACTAATCAGTGATCTTAGTAAGAATCCACATAGTATTATGCTATTTGATGAAGTAGAAAAAGCACACCCTGATATTTTCAATATCTTCTTGCAGATGCTAGATGAGGGTAGAATTACGGGAAGCAATGGTAAGGTGGTAAGTTGTAAGAATACTGTTATCATCATGACCAGTAACTTAGGTTCTAGTGATAGTGAACGAAACAATATTGGATTTGGTGATCAAGAGAAGCTTGGTGAGGATGATAAGGCACTTAAAGACTTCTTCAAACCTGAGTTTAGAAATCGACTAGATTTGGTGTGTAAGTTTGCAAAGCTTGATAACCTCTCTATCAAAAAGATTGTTATCAAATTCACTGAAGATTTGAAAAAGAGCCTGTTAGAAAAGCACAACATCACTCTTAACCTGACTGAATCTGCAATTGATCATTTAGCTGAAGTAGGATATGACAAGAAAATGGGAGCCCGTCCGTTGGCACGTAAGATTGATGAGCTTATTAGAGTCCCATTGAGTAAGAAGATTCTGTTTGAGCAAATTAAAAATGCTAATGTTACCGCTACTGTTGACGAAGATGCTAAAATCGTGTTTAATGTTACTTTAAAGATGACTGCAAAGGTTAATGACAATGGGATTATTGAAGTCAGTTGATGATGTACCCGGTATCGATTATTACGAATACCGAGATACAGAATATTGGGGGAAATTCAAATATAGAGCAAGAATGGCTATTTTAGGTATTAGATATACATGGGGAATATGTTCTATTGACGAATGGTTGAGAAGGATTAATAATAGCGGAGGTTACTATTCTAGTAGAAGACTCACACCGGAGTTACGTGACGAAATTTTAACAAATAAAGATGCGATTTCCAAATACTTAGACTTTAGGAGAGCGCATGGAGGTAAGAAAAATTCTAAAATTACCTTTAGGATTGAGAACAACGCTCTAGCAATTTTTAGCAACGATCTGCCACTATTACATTCATTAAAAGACCTATTGCCCACAGTGAATATTGACTTTACCGAAGTTCAAATGAGCCAGTTCGCCGGCGTCAAATATTTTGTCAGCCAACCCAAATATAAATTTCGGGTATATATGAAATCGAAACGGGTAGAAACTACTACTATGACGGAAGTTAAAGAACTGTTTGGTAGGCAGAAAGAACTGAAACCTAGCAAAGCTTTCACTCAATGGTTAAAGAGTGAAAAGACTATCGGACTTAGGAGAATGCGGTATCTTAGTTCTACTTATTGTATAGACTACAATGATGAATCAACCTTAAGCTATCTTGCATTAATGCATGGAGATTTGCTAGGCCGTAGATATAAGCTTTAAAAACGACCGTAAGGTTATCATCTAATGATAAATACTTTATAATGGAGTATTTTTCATGGCAAAAATTGTTGAAGATGTAATTGTAATCAAGTTTAGTAAAATCGCTAAAGATAGTGATAGTGACAAAGCAGGATTGATTAATGAGGAAGTTAAAGCCGCCCTAGAGCAAGTTGCACAAGAGCTTGTTGGTGATACAATCGTAGTTGAAGTGGTCGAGGCATAATGTCACAGTCAACAACATTAATATTACTACCCGAGACTTCGTATGTGAATCCGGGTAACGGTGCACCGTACACAGTTACGGGCTCCTCTAATCCTGCGGCTGCGTATTATTTGGGTAACAGAGATTTGCAGACAGTAGCTACTAAGCTTTCTAACTGCACCGGTAATATTGTGATTGAGGCTAGTTTAGCAACAACACCCACAAATGACGATTGGTTTAGAGTTTATACATTAGTGGCAAATGCAAATGCTACTCCTAACTCCGCCCCCCAATTAGCAAGCAACGCATCAGTTTACACAAACATAGAGGGAAATTTTGTCTACATGAGAGCAAAAATAGAAAACCTCAATGGTGGTACAGTACAATATGTCAAGTTAAGTTATTAAGAGGAAACAATGTTAGTTGAGTCAGTACGTAAATTATTGAACATAGTAAATGAAAGTTCTATGGATATTAATGCGTTGGCGCAAGTAAGCGATAAAGCATTAGATGATGCATATCATTATGGTCGTAGTACTCCAGGAAAAAACTTTGGATGGTTGGCAAATTTAGAGTCAGCTAAGGCCGCAGCTAAATTAATAAGTGCAGGAGAGAAAGATATTGAGAAGATTTCTGATGCAATTCACGATGGCTGGAACATAACAGCAATGGCGGATTACAACGGTCAGCTTGATTTAGATTCTCCTACACCGGATGAAAAGAAAGCAAAGCGTTATAAGTTGGCACAACAGTCTTATGCTCAACTTCCTGAAGAGGAAAAAGAAAAAGACAGAGTGGTAGCAAGAGCATTGCTTCAGGCAATAACAGGTGAACAACCAACTCAACAAAAGGAAAATAATGAGTAATTCAGTAGATCAATTAAAAGAGCAGTTTGATGCAGCAGTGAAAGAGCATGACAAATTTATTAAAGGTAACTCAGCAGCAGGTACACGTGCCCGCAAAGCACTAGGTGAGCTAGCAAAAGTATGTAAAGTAATTCGTAATGAAGTCACCGCAGAAAAGAATGCTAGAAAAGAAGCAAAAGAAGCAGGTAAGTAAATGAAACAAATCGTCGTCATGCCGGGAGGCTTTCATCCGTTTCATGCGGGTCACTATGCTCTATACAAGAGTGCAGTAGAAGCCTTCCCGGATGCCGATGTTTATGTTGCTGCAACTAACGATCAGAAAGCAAGACCTTTCCCCTTTAGTATAAAAGAAAAACTAGCTAAATTGGCAGGTGTTGCTCCTGGTCGTTTTGTTCAAGTAAAGAGTCCGTTCAAGGCTGAAGAAATTACAAGTCAGTATAATCCCAATGAAGATGTATTGATATTTGTACGCAGCGAGAAAGATAAAACAGAACAACCTAAACCAGGTGGCACTAAGAAAGACGGTAGTCCTGCTTATTTCCAACCCTGGACAGGTAAAAATTTACAACCATTCAGCAAACACGCATATATCGCATATCTACCCACAGTGGAGTTTGGTCCTGGTATTAGAAGTGCAACTGAAATACGTAATGCATGGCCCAATCTAAACGATAGACAAAAGACTGCAATGGTCATGAGTCTATATCCTGTGACACAGCAAAATCTCAAGCTTGCACAAAATGTAGCACAAATGCTAGACATAGGTATGGGTGGTGAAGTCAATGAAGCAAGTAGTCCTGCACAACAAGCAGCAATTGCTATTAGTAAAAAAGAAATGTCTGAAGACGTAGGAGGAAACTATCTATATCACTCTACTCAAACGGTAGCCGAAAATACAGATTACCTAGAAGAAAATTAATTCAGTCTCTCTACGACAAGTAAATAATCATAACATTTATGAGGATTTCATGTCAGAAGAAAAAACAGTTCCAGTAGAAAAAATTGAAGAAATTGCTGAACAAGCAAAACAAGAGCAACAAGCTCCGCAACCCGGACAAGTTCAAGTTAACGTAGACTTTCTACGTACAACAAAAGTTCATATAGCAATGCCCTGCTATGGTGGAATGCTCACTGAATCTACATTCATGAGCTTCATTAAATGGGCTAATACTGCAAGACAATTGAATATTGATTGGACGTTGGAAACAATGGTCAATGAGAGCTTGATTAGTCGCGCACGTAATACGCTCACTGCTAAATTTTTAGACATGCCTGATGCTACACACTTATTCTTTGTGGATGCTGACATTGGGTGGGAACCATGGCACTTACTAGTTTTGTTGAATCGTGATGTAGACGTTATCGGTGGATTGTATCCTATGAAGACTATGCCTATTAAATGGGTAGTCAATGGCTTTGAAGGCGCTGAAGAAGGTCCTGATGGATTACAAGAAGTAAGCAAAGCAGGTACCGGTTTCTTACTAATGAAGAAGCATGTATTTGAAAAGCTTAACAGTCATCCTGCAGTAAAAGCATACAAGAATGATATCGGTCTTGATCCTAAGTATGACAAATATCTTAAGACATACTTTGACACCGCAGTTCGTCAACAACGTTATTACAGTGAAGATTGGACTTTCTGTGAGAATTGGCGTGACTTAGGTGGCAAGATTTATATGGATAAGCGTATCCTGTTGAGACACTCAGGCTCTTACGTTTTCTGTATGGAGAATCAAGAACACTTATTGAACACAGTTGGTCCTATGTTCTTAGAAAATAAACGAAATCAGGGAATGAAGCTGATTGACAGAGATGGAAATGAAGTAAAATAATAAGGCCCCGAAAGGGGCTTTATTCTTGTGCCATTCTTCTTTTCTTGGCTCCTATAATGTCTTTGCGTACCGTTACAATAAGCATGATCAGAGCTATAGCGGCGATTGATATATTCAATGCAGTTTCTCCTAGTAATCCCACTTTAAAGTAACTTAATTCAAATTCAGGACCAAATACCCATTGACACACAATAGTCATTGCGGTAAACACGCTAGTTAATCCCACATACCATAATGGAGTAACGTGCCATTGCGGTAAACTTCTATTATGAAGTGCAACATAACATGCACCTACAAATATCATCAAATGCGCTAAAAAATTTATAGGCATTTGCCATTGATTTAAAAAATGAACTATGTTAGTTATAATCATTACTACCTCTTACTTCTTTATTTCTTTGATTGTTTCTACTATGTCTTTATCTTGGTTTTTCTTTAAGAAATTTGCAACCATACCAAGTATACTGTAGGCTAAGAAACCTACACAAAATCCTGACATTAGTTGAGATTCCCAATTGTCGTCTAGCTTAGCCATCATTGCTAATGGATGAGCAAATACCATGGCACTGCCAGTAGATAGTGATCCGCGTAGAAATGCTTCACTGATAGTCTTTGGTTTTATGAAGGTAAGTATTGCTGCACCTCCAAAAAATCCCCCCATCATTGATGCCACTTTGGTTGAAAGTATTGCTATAAAATCAGTCATGTTATTATTATTCTCCTGATATAATATTTATTGATTTTTGGGTATTTATGGAAGTAGCAGTTTAATAGGACTAGGTAGGCATAAGCGATAAATATAGTATGGACATAAAAACTTTAGAATCTTTTCGCTTAAGCGATGCTGTTAAGTTTCACAATGCGCTGAATCCAAAAATTTGGCACGGGAATCACCTTCGCCCTGAAGTTAAAAAGCAGTTAAAAATAATTGCTGAAGATTTCTTAGAAGAATTAGGTGTGAGTGGTCTTGATGTGAAAGACCTTACTATATCTGGTAGCAATGCAGCATATAGTTATACTCCTCATAGCGATTTAGATTTACACATACTTATCGACATGAAAGACTTGTCTGACGATGAAGTATATAAAGAACTTTTCAATGCTAAAAAGACTATCTATAATGATAGTCACGATATCAAAGTTCATGATGTGCCAGTAGAACTATATGTGCAGGATATAAATGAACCTGCAGTAAGTCTAGGAGAATACAGTATATTACAAGACAAGTGGCTTAGATTACCTACCAAACGTAGAGCTAATTTTGATAATACTGCTACTAAAGTAAAATATGAAAAGTTATTAACCCTAGTTCAACATGCACTAAAGTTTAAAAATTTAGAAAAAATAAATGATATCATAAAGAAAATTAGACAGTACAGACAAGCAGGCTTGGATAAATTTGGAGAGTTTGGTCCTGAAAATCTAGCATATAAAGCATTACGTAGTCAAGGGTATATTACCAAACTGTATGCCCTTAGAGATAAGCTACATAGCGAATCATTGACTATAGAGACAATGTATAAAAATCCTGTTAAGCTACAGAAAGATAATCTGAAGGAAAAGCTATCAAAAGAGTTTGAAGATTATTATCCAAATGGTCCTCCACCCGGGCCAGAGTTTAAGCCTACTATGCCTAAAGGTACAGTGAGAGTAGATGTTAGTGATGTGTATGATTGGTATAAACTAGGTCAGTATATCAGTAATCTAGACAAAGCAGACCCTAAGATATTCGGTAAAGGACCACCGAGCACCATTATGGCATTTGGTCGTGAAGAAGAGGAACACAAGTACATTGACGCATTGAAGAAGTTGGGACTTACTACTACTGACATAGACCCTGTTGATCCTAATCAACCAAAAGGGATGAAACGTCAAAAAGTTGATCCTACATACAATGTTAATGAGGATCAGGATGAGTTGCCTAAAAAGATATATCATGTTACTCCTAGTGAAAATTTAGATAGTATCTTATCTAAAGGATTGATACCTCAAAAGGGGAACCGATCCAGTAAGATGGTAGATGAAAAGTCTGCAATTTATTGCTTCCCTGATAAAACCAGTATGGAAGATGCAGTAATGAATTGGCTAGGTGATGAATTTGAAGAAGATGAACCTCTTGCATTATTAGAGATTGATACTGAAGGATTAGATGGCAATGTTACGGATGGGGCTGATTTTGAAATTGCAATAACAACACCGATACCACCTGACAGAATACGTGTATTATCTAGAGATTTGGCCATACCCATAAGTGAAAGCTCCGGATATATCCCGAGCGAAAAAGAAAAGAATGATCCGCGATTCAAGACTGCTCTTACAGTAGATGTTAAACCAGACGCAATAAAAAAGAATACTAAAGCGTTTGGTTTTAATGTCAAGAGGTCCGGTGTTCCACCTTTATTGAGGAGTTAATATGACTATAACTATTTCAGGTGGAATAACTACAGGTAATATTTCTATAAATGGATCAGGCTATGTAACTAATGGGTTGATAGTATATATAGATTCAGGCGTAGCAACCAGTTATCCTAGTACCGGTACTACTTGGTCTGATTTGAGCGGCACTGGAAACAATTACACCTTGATAGCATCACCTACCTTTACTGCAACTAATCCTAGTAAATTTACGTTAGCCGCGGCGAGTTCACAGTATATGCAAAGCCCTAATTTTACTACTGCATTAGCCAGTAGTTTTAGTTTTGAGGTTTGGTGTAGGCCCACTGCTAGTGGTGTGGTTATATGTGAGCAAGGAACAACCGTGATAAATTCGACTTGGTTTGATAGTTATATGGAGGTAGTTACAAATACTCTTAGGGTAGGATTTTGGAATGGCACAACCACTAACAACCTTAATTGCGGAGCAGTGACATTAAACAACTGGTATCAATTCACAATGACATGGAACGGTACTACACTAACAGGTTACATTAATGGTGTGTTTGCTGCATCTGGAACTTATACTAGAGCAACAAATAATCCAATATATTATATGTTAGGTGCTGCATGTCCAACATCATTGGGGAGCGGAGCATATTTTTCAGGGGATATGGCTATATTTAGGGCATACAATACTTCTCTTTCTGCAAACCAAGTACTACAAAATTATAATTTTAATAGAGCTACGTTTGGATTGTAACTTTCTAGTTCATAGTAGATTTAGATAAATACTAGAATAGAATGGAAATCCGTTATGAAAATTAATCAACTTGTATCTGAAATGGCTACTGTAGCCGGTTCAGTGGCATCAGTGGCTAAGCCCATGGGTGAAACACAAAAGAGACCTACTGTTCGTGGACTACAGCCAGTGGGCAGTGCAACTAAAAAGAAAAAAGCACCTTATGCTAATAGCTTAAGCGAAAGCAAAATGAAAGACCTTTCTATGGACTTGAGAGGCGGTAGAGACGGATTGAATGATGCTGACTTCAAAAAGAAGTATGGCAAATCAAAAGAAGAAATGCGTAAGTCTATGCAGCAGAAGCCCAAGCAACCCGTACAAGAAGCACAGTTAGACGAAGAAGATTTAATTCTTGTACCCGGGCAAGGTGTGAAACGCAAAACAGGGTTTGTTCAACATGGTCAAAGCCGAGTAGATCATGAAGTTGAAATGGCTAAAAGTGATTTATTGCAGCTTTTTAAAAATACAAAAACTGTTATGATGCTGATCAAAGACAGATCAGAAGATGAAGGGCTTGAAGGTTGGGTACAAGAAAAAATTATTAAAGCAGCAGACTACATGAACACGCTTGCCGAATATTTAGAAGGCAAGAGTATGCAAGAAATGTCAGGTGGTGTTATCGCAGGAGGCGGTGTAGGAGAAGGCATGGTAGGTGGGTATCCATTTAATGCAAATGATCCTCGTAATTGGGCTAAGAAGAAAGCATACGATAATCGCACCGCAGCTAAGGCAGAGCGTGAAGCTAATAAGCCTCCTAAATTAGCAGCTACAAAATCAGCAGCACCTAAATTAATGTTAAGTGATGTATGGCGTAAAGTTGAGGATGTTGTAGGTCAGATATATCCCGACGGTGACCCGATCGATTGGTTACTTCCATGGTTCAGAAAGCAGGGCATTGCTGATCACAAAATTGGTGATATTCTAGATCGTGCTGCTAAAAAGAATGGCTACAAAGACATATATGATTACTATCATAGTTTTGGAGATGATCTTGGTTTGTCTGAAGGCGCTAAAGTAGATCGCATGGTCAAACATATTGCTAAGAGTGAGCGTGGATTAGGTCACCCCAAGAAAGAAGCAGAGAACATTGCCTGGGCTACTGCTAACAAGCGCGGCTATTTAGACAATAAAAACAAGAAGGCTTAATATGAGTAATATTCTAAAAGGTATTATTAACGAAGCCCATTATCCAGAAGATCCCGATGAATGGGAAGCTATGTTTGGTGCGAGACGTAAACCTATGCGTCAAGAACCTGACATGCAAGAACCCAATGATCCAATGGATGATCATTATCGTAGGCAAGATGCTGCACAAGCAAAATATAAAAAAGAAGTTGACGTTCAATGGATAAACAAAGAAGGCGTTGCACCCAACGGAGAACGATATAATAGTGCGTTTGTTGTAAAATCAAAGACGGCTAGCCAAGGTGATAACGAGATTTACAAATTCAATGACCTGCACTGGGGTGCTAAGAAAATTGTTGATACAGTAAAGAAGCCACCTAGTGAAGAAGGTGAGCCTTATCTCACTATAGTTTACTATGTAGACAATCATAAGCATGGTTATTGGAAGCCATGGAAAGATCAAGAACCTGTCAGCAAAGGCATACAGTTTGAAACTGAACTAATGAGTGAAGGTATCAGTCAAGAAAATCTAGCTGATGTTCTTTACAATAGATTAGAAATGCGTTATCCTGATATAGTAACACGTTATGGGCATGAGGTTGTCGGTGACGCAGTTATGGATGTAGCCGGTTTTCATGCAGGTGCAGAAGAATTAGGTTCTAGTGATATAAACATCATGTTACGTCAGATTATAAAACAACTAGAGAACTACGCACACGACGATCAACTTAATGAATTGAGTACTGAAAAATTACAGCAGTATAAAAAAGCAGCAAGCGCAGATGCTAGCGCGGCTGATAAAGCTGGAGATTTTGCACGTGGTAATAAGAGATTTAGTGGCATTGTCAAAGCAACAAAAAAACAGTTTGATAACGACATTAAACAAAAAAAAGAAAGTGCTATCATGAAGGGTTTAGTGGATGAGAATTTAGGTATGCCCTCTCCCGGTACATACGAACAAGAATACGGTCCTTTCAAACGTAAGGGACAAGAACGAACGATGAAGATAGCATTCGAAGGAAAGAAAAATGTTAGCAGATAACTTAAAAATACTATTAGCAAGTACTCAGTCATTTGCTATCAAAAGTCAAAACTTTCACTGGAATGTTGAAGGTAGTAACTTCCCGCAATACCATGCATTCTATGATACATTATACAGTGATGTGAGTGGGACGATTGATCCTATCGCAGAGTATATCAGAATCTTAGGTCATTATACTCCAGGTAGTTTGCAACGTTATGGGCAATTAACTATAATAGAAGATCAAGTAAAAATTCCACGCGCTCAATTAATGTTTGCTGAATCATTGCAAGATTGCGAAAAAATGTCTGAACTAGTTATCGCTATGTTTGATGAAGCAACAGCAGAAAGACAACAAGGCATTGCTAACTATATGGCTGAGCTACAAGACTTATATGGTAAGAAAGCCTGGTTTATTCGTTCAATATTAAAAGTAGAACGCGAGTAATGAAATCCACTGACTTTATATCCGAAGCCTATGTTGGACAGGGAGTAATTTCTCATCTACTACGCAAAGGCTATAAAAAATTAGGTAAAGGTGCCGATCAGGTTGTATTCCTAGAACCTGGATCTGGTCTAATACTAAAAATATTCGGTACAAGTCGTGGTAATAGCGGTGGAGCCGGCGAACTTACTAACGCACAAAAAAGTTTCAAGACATTTTATGATCTTTCTAAAGCAGACCCGGGAAATGAGTTTTTACCCGAGATCCTGGATTATGAACCATTTATGTATGGAGGTAAACCCTACTTACAGATACGTATGGAAAGATTATTTGAGTTTAATAGTCGAAGTGTAAAAAATTGGAATGAGGTATTGGCTGACATGGCAGATGATATAGAAAGAAATAGCACGTTCGATAAATTTTGGTCTACTGCTACTACTCCTGTTTCCCATAAACTACCAGTATGGCAGCAAGTTCGCCGTATCACCAGGCAAGAAACCATGCAACAGGTCATAATGCATGTAGGTGAAAAAGGACTAAAAAAGTTGTGGAATACAGTTGTCATGTTGAAAAAGGTAGCAAAGAAAAATGGTTACAAATTAGACCTACATCAAGGTAACTTTATGCTGGGTAGTGATGGTACTCCTGTTATCAGTGATCCTTTCTTCATGGGTTGGGGGAAGAGTACATGAGAGCCTGTGAATTTTTAAGCGAAAATAAAACAACATTAAACAAGTTGTATGACGGTAACTTTCCTGAACGTGATGAATCGTTCTGGGACGAGGTAAGACCTGATGAATTTGACAATGAATTAGAAGTAAAAATAATGCCAAAATATAAATTGGCAATCATGTTACAGAGTCAATATCGTGTTGAACATCTAGATGAAATACTAGACATGATGGATGAAGATCAACAAGAGATATTACATCGTTACATGAATGATCCTAGTCTTAGTGAGAAAGTAATTCTACTTTCAGGCGATAGAATCATCGATGGCAATCATCGTGCGTTAGCAGCAGCGATGAAGGGTGTACCCATCAATTATGTTGATCTAGCAGACTTAGATGAATTAGATGAAATGGCATTACAAACCTATAAGACTATGGGTGACTTTAGTAAGCCAGGACCATTCACAGGAGCAGATAAGAAATTAGTACCACATCCTAAGAATATAGAAAAGGCTACACGATTCTTTGAACAAACTCCCTTCGACTTTAGATTATTCTTTAGCAATATCTCAGGTACCGGTAAGTATAGTGAACATGGACCTATGAGTCCAGATCAAATTAGACAAGTGTTTGGTCAAGATGCTGATGAAATTATCAATGGTAGCGAAGATGCTATCACTGTCGTATATGTAGGGAACAAGGGTGATAGAAAAGTAATGCTAACACCCTGGATGATGGCACATCGTTTTGGTCATGCTATAAATGCAGGTGCTAGAAATAAGAACTGGACTGCATGGGGCGAAGCAGAAAAGTATTTCTTTCAAACTGTAAATGCATTATTGGAAGAACATTACGGAAAAGCCTATCGTGGTGCAAACACATACAGAACAGAAATTAAATGGGATATGACACCAGAATACAACGCACTGTTCAATGCTATGGGTACACAGCGCAGCAGCACAAGTGGTCAGATTCGCCGTCCATATGAATTCTTGTATGAGTTGTTTGCTCAATATTTAGGTACAGGTAAAGTAACATTAAATCCATTACCAACTAACTTAACATATGGTAGAAAAGTATTCGGCAATCCTACTAAGTATATGAACATCAAACCTGAATATCGTGATGAGGGTGAAAGAAAACAAGCAGCAGATAGTCTAGCATATACAATGGAACTATTATTCAACGATGTGTTAGGTGATAGTGTTGGTAAAATATTTGTGATGTAATTATGAGAGCAAACGAATTTATCACTGAAGCAGTTCTAGATCCAAGTGGTTGGGGACAAACACCCAACGGAACTGACATAGATTATTTTGGCTTAAGAGTCCAAATGAAGCCTAGCACATTTTTAAAATTAGCACTACCTTTAGGATCTTCTGAAACCAATCCTGAAATAGAAAAACATATGGGTTCGGGAGGTAAGATTGCTTATCCGTTCTTAGAAATAAAAATTCCACCTGAGTGGGAAGACGGAGTATTTGAAGAAGCTGCAAAAATTGTTGGCCATGAGGGTAGAAACCGAATGAGTGTTTGGATTAAGATGAAAGGTGATGATCCTGTACAAGTGAATTTATTGCCTCGCGGAGGAATGCGCCGAAGAGACTTAACCAATAATATAATTAAAGCGTTAAGCCAAGGGTTATACAGTCAACGTGGTAATTTTATAGAAGGTCCTTTATTTGCACCCGAATCTGCACTAGAAGAAGGTATAGTAGACGAAGCAGAAAGTTACACACCTGCTAGTAAAGAAATAAGAACAAGTCTACGCAGAGCAGGATATAAGTTATTAGGTAGTGGCGCAGATGCTACTGTTTGGGCTAAGAAATCAGGACCGGTGACTAAGATTATTATGCCAGACGATGGGCAAGGTGCCGGACTAGCCGGAGACACCTTTATGAAATTTTATGAATTCTGCAAAGAAAATCGTAATTTGGAAAATTTACCTCGTTTCTCTGGACAAGAAGTAGAAGTATTTGAAGTAGACGGTAAAGAATACGTCATGGTTACTATGGAAAGATTGCGACCTATTCCAGTAGGTAGTTTTCAAGAGGCTATGGTTTGGATACTCAGTGATCTTGCAACAAAACCAATGAGTTGGCAACAAGCACAGCAGATAATAGGTGATGAAAAAACTTGGATGCATTATGATGAGGGGATGGATCCCACATTAATACTGCAAACACTTGATTCATTAGACGAAAGAGATTTACTTGAATATGAAGTATTATTCAAACTAATGACATTACTATATCATAAAGGAAGAATTAATAAAATAGGTTGGGACTTGCATACAGAAAATGCCATGATGCGCGGTGATACGATTGTTATCACTGATCCATGGTTTAATATGCAAACCGAATGAACATCCTTAGGACCGTAACTTTAGTTACGAGGTGTAGCCGGCTGCTGGCTTGATCGACTGATTCGCTACCAGAAAATCAAAAGTGAGCACTAAATACTATTATGAAAATACAAGAATTGACACGTGCTCCCGCAGGAGCAGGTATTGAATTTGATGAGCGAGATAAAAAGCTCAAAGGGGCGAAACCTGTACCCGGCGATAACCGTTTTGTTTATGTTATAGAAAAATCAGCAGCCATTGAAAAAGGATACTGGGGTGGTGGCACCGATTTTCGTGTTTATTTTTATGACAAATCCGCTGCTAATGTAGAGGGTTATGCTCTAATTTCATGGATGGGTTTTAGAAAAATAAAAATTGCTGGGCTGGCTAATTCAATACAAGTTAGTAATGTTGTACTGGATTCTAGATACCGTGGTCAGGGTATAGGAATATTAATGTATACTACATTATTACAAGCTGGTTACGTTATTTTTGCAGATGAGTCACAAACATCACAAGCACGAAAACTATGGGTAAAACTTAATCAGACGCCCGGCGTACGGGTTAATGGTGTTATTAAGATAATACGTAAAAATTTTGATTTAGAAAGTGCCGGCCCGTACTTTCAGCGTGAAGCAAAAGCAAATCAAAAAAAACTCCAATCATTAGGCGCCAAACCACTAGTAAATTATAGTAAGTATGATCGATACGATTGGGTGCCATTTACATTTCCGGTGGAATCGTTGGACGGCGGGAACGAGTTGGGCGCACCTGGTGTAAACTTATATCATGACAATGATACTGAAGAAGAAGATTTCTTATACCTGTATGCACAATGGGTAGGATAAACAAGAAGTGAGAAATAAATGAAGAAAATTATAGCAACGATATTATTACTAATTTCAATACCAGCACTTGCACAAAAACAAGGTGTAGTATACGACTTTCCAATCACACGTATCATAGACGGGGACACAGTTGCGTTCCAGGCTAATTTCTTACCTGATCCATTAAAGAAAGAACTAAGCATCAGAGTATATGGAGTTGATACTCCTGAAAAGGGATTTCGTGCTAACTGTGCATCAGAAGATGAGAGAGGAAAGGCTGCTACTAAGTTTACATCACAAGTGATAAATCAAGCATCAAAACGGCAAATAGTTATCATGGATTGGGATAAGTACGGTGGTCGTGTTTTAGGCGATATAGTATTGGATGGTAAAAGCCTAAGAGATTTGCTAATTAAAAATGGATATGCTAGACCTTACTTCGGTGAAGCAAAGCAAAGCTGGTGTAACTAAAGAGATAAATAGTTAATCATGAATAGTACAGACTTTATCATAGAAACTGCCGCACAAGAGCTAGCCAAACGTTTACCTAGCCTGGAAAAGCACAACTATGATACGATTGATACATTGATGCAAAAGGTAGCTAGAAAACATAGAATTACTGGCGACTTGTTGCATAATCAATTCATCAAGCTTTATCATACCACTCCAGATAGTTGGATTAAAAACAAACTAGATGAAGAGGGTTCGTCAGAAGTGAATGTCGAAGAAGAAGTAGAAAAGTTTGTACAATGGGCTAAAGGTATACTTAAGTTTAAAACTCAACCTGACATAGAGCTAAGTCAAGACACCAAAGAAGCACAAGATGAGCACCACACCGGGAGTCATCAAGATGGTTCTAATAAAGTTTGGGTATATGTTAAGAATAGAAACCTAGTTGATATACTAAGAACTGTATTCCATGAATTGGTCCATGTAAGGCAAGGTGAACTTGGTTTGATTAAACCTGGTTCTAGTTATCCTGGCAGTCCCATAGAAAAAATGGCAGATGAACTCGCAGGTAAGTATATTAAAATTTACGGCGAAAAAAATCATCACATTTTTCAATAATGTCACATATTATACGGCACATTAATCTACATCCCTATCTAGTAGGGGGAACTACTCAAGTAGGTAGGAATGACGGGTACTTAGCTAATCTTGATCAATTTTCAACAGCAATAGATTATATTATAGAATTTGCTAATAAATTCGGCAGTGATCCCTTTATTTGTGCTATGGACGTAAATGAAGGCAGAGTATATACTAAAGATATAGAATCTAGGTTTAGGGAATTAAGATCCATTCTAGTAAGTAAAGTACAACATAGATATAAGTTTATTTGCGACGGTGATCATTTAGAATATTATAGGATGGACTCTAGTGATATAATTTATGTACACTATCTAAACTTAGTAACTTACGTTCACGGTTGTGTAATCATCAACCAAAAAAGAAACACTCAATGGAATAGTCAAACTAGATCAGGACTATTCACTCCCGGCAATATGAATAGGTTCAATAGAGCTATGGTTATGCGTAGACTATGGGAAAACAATTCGTTGAATAGATTGATGTGGTCATGTCACTATAGTAAAAAACACGTAGACTTCATCAAAAATGAATTTTTTTCTGATTACAGTGATGACAAATTTCAAAAATTCATGACAGAGACTTCTAGTACGCTAGATTTAAAACCAGTAGCTGGCAATGATGATTTTGTATACGTAGGTTATCCTTATGATCATACCATGTACGAAAAAACATTGTTCAGTTTATTAACAGAATCTGATTTTGCAATATCCATAGATTCTGAGATTAGGTTTTTGCCTAAACTTACTGAAAAGAGTTATAGAGCTATAATCAACATGCATCCGTTCATTTTATCCTGGCATAGAGGATTTCTGTCAATGATGGAATCTAAAGGGTATAGAACATTTAAAGAATACATGTTGATACCCGAATACAATGACATAGTTGATCAACAAGAACGCTTAAGTGCTACAATTAAAAATATTGAATCGTTTGCAGAAACATCAAGAAACCACATTGATGCTATTAATAATGACGTTGAACATAATTACAATTTATTTGTACGTAATGCAAATGATGAAGCTAACAAACTACACACGATACTAGGAATAGATCAAACAGATAACCCAGATTTTAATTTGGACTTAGTAAAATTTGTTCATATGGTTTGGCCAACTATTACTAATTTTTGGGCTCCTACCCACACAACTTGATTTAATTTAAGCTTTCTGCTATTATAGAGAAATGCTAAAATTATTGTTTCCTCTACCCAAACAAATTACTATTGCATTTAGTGGTGGTGTCGATAGTGTAGCCGTCGTAGACTTTCTTAGTAAAAAACACGATGTAACGTGTGCATACTTCCATCATAAGACAGAGAACGGTGAACGGGCTATGGAATTTGTAGCCAAATTTTGCACTGAACGTAGGTTACCGGTCATCTTTGGCACATGCCGAAGCGAGAGGGGCAAAGATGAATCTATGGAGGAATACTGGCGAAGAGAAAGATATGACTTCCTAAGCGAACTAGGACCTGTCGTCACGTGTCATCACCTAGATGATTGTGTCGAAACATATCTTTGGGGTTGCTTGCATGGTACTCCCAAAGTTATTCCGTTTCATAGAGGGAATGTTATCCGGCCTTTTCTTACTACACGTAAAAGCGAATTTGTAGATTGGTGTCTACGCAAGAACGTAGATTGGTACCATGATACCAGTAATGATGACACTTGCTATGTCCGAAACTACATCAGGCATGAAATGATGCCGCATGCATTGAAAGTTAACCCAGGTTTGCACACGGTGGTTAAAAAAATCTTGCTCGGACAACTAGAAGAAAAAAATCGTTGACTTGCTGACTTAAACAATATATACTTAGATACTTTATAGGAGATTACATGAGTACTACACCCAAAACTTTTAGCGGCGATCAAAAGATCAAGCTCACCCAACTTATCAACGAAGGCATGGCCACCATGCATGAAATTGACACATTGAACGGTGGATTAACCGATACTATTAAAGCAGTAGCCGAAGAACTAGAAGTCAAACCAAGTGTGCTTAAAAAAGCAATTCGTATTGCACATAAGGCAAGCTTGACACAGGCTAACCAAGAACACGAAGACCTGAATACTATTCTGGAGACTGTAGGCAAAACCCTATGACAGCTAGACATATTGATGACTACTGGGCAGAGGTAAATACCTACAACCCACTCAATATGAGTAGACCTGACAACGTGGCTGTTCTTTTCAAGATTTTTATTGAATCATACCCCGAGTCAGTAAATCATAGAGAGAAACTAGCAGAATACTTTTACAAAGCACACGGTCAAGTATATCAGGATTTGGTTGTTCAGATGTACTTAGGCTGGAAGCATGATGGTTACTTTGTAGAGTTTGGTGCAACTGATGGGTATGATATCAGTAACACATATCTGCTAGAAAAAGAATTTGGTTGGTCAGGTATATTAGCTGAACCTGCTAGGCATTGGCACGATAAGCTACCAAACAACAGATCATGTAACATAGACTTTAATTGCGTTTGGCCTAGGTCTAACGAAAAGGTTATGTTCAACGAAGGTAATATCAGACCTGATGCGTCTACTGCCGAGATTTACATGGACTACAATAGTGACATTGAATTATTCAGGGGTGGCACTAAAGAAATCTATGAGGTTGATAGTATATCTTTGCTAGACCTTCTTGCAAAATATAATGCGCCTAAAAATATTGACTTCATATCTATGGATACGGAAGGTAGTGAGTTTGACATACTGACTGGATTTGACTTTAACCAATATAAGGTAAAATTTTTTTCTATTGAACACAACTCCAAAGAAGTCAATCGACAAAAGATTTACAACCTAATGGTGTCAAAAGGATACGAAAGAGTTTTGGCAAATATTTCCCAATGGGATGACTTTTACCTACTAAAAGAGTGACATGAAGTTATATGCCCCTCCCAATACTGATCACTCAATAGAATTTCAATTCTATGGTAGGGTAAAAACTTATTTTAAGTCTCATTTTTTATTGGATGCAGACAAGTGGGTTTTTGTAAATAATCTTCAGGATGCTGATATAGTTTTTGTACACCCCAATGAATTTGTTCACGGTGTCAATGGTATTAATGATTTTTCTGAGTTATTGGACGAAAATCAGATTTTAGTAGTAATGCTATTAGAATCTTCAGTTGCCATCAGCAAAGATACTATAGGAAAAATTTCCAATAAGCATAAAAAAACTATTTTCATAAGTACCGACGCGGGGGGCAACGATTTGCAGTATATTTTTTATGATATAATGTTTAATCGGCACAAATTATTTTACACCGACTACACGGATAGCTTAAAAACTCATTTTTGGTCAAAGGGTGTTAAAAAGGAAGCATTTAGTTTAGCAGAAATACGCAAGAGCCACACTTCTAACACTAGACTGTTCTTAATACCTAATAGGATTAGGTATGACAGACAATACTTTCACAATGATATCAAGATAAAACTTGACAGTTTTTTAAAGACTACTCTTAGTGAGACAACTTATTACTATGGTAATCCTTTTGCAGTCAATGGAACATATCTACGTGCAAATGGTTACTTTAATCAGGTTCTACCTGATCACATTAAGCATATTCCTTGGGTTCCTATAGCAAACTATTATTATAATAATTCTTATGTATCTGTGTGTATAGAAAGTCATTGTGATACACCGACAGATTTTGATACCTTCTTTTCCCCGTCAGAAAAATATTTCGATCCTTTGATAAAAGGAAATTTCCCCTTAATATTTTCTAGTCCTTTTACTATTAGTAACTTAAAAAAATATTATGGATTCAAGTTCCCTGATTGGATTGACTATTCATATGATAATGTGATAAACTTTGATGATAGATTAAATGCTTATTTTAATAGTATCAGGAAAGTAGCGACACTTTCAGTGACTGAAGTACACGATTTATATTTACGGGATAAACATATTTTAGATTATAACAGAAATGTATTTTTTGCAAAGTCGTATGACTCATTATATGACAAGATTCAAAAAAACTTAAAAAAATTAAATTGGTTACACTAGATGAGTTATATTGATGCTATCCATGATCGTGATACCGATCGCATTTTTGTAGTAGAGAGGAATCCTGAAGGCAAGAGAACCTATCAGGAATATCCTGCGAACTATACACTATACTATAGTGATAGTAAAGGTAAGTATCGTAGCCTGTATGGTGATCCTGTAAGCAAGTTTAGCTCTAGAAAACGTGCTGAATTTGAAAAGGAACGACGAATCCATGCAAACAAAAAACTGTTTGAGAGTGATATCAACGTAGTATTCCGTTGCCTTTCAGAAAACTATCTGAAGGTTGAACCACCGAAGCTGCATACATGCTTCTTTGATATTGAGGTTGACTTTGATCCGGATAAAGGCTTTAGCCCTACTAGTGATCCATTCAACCCAGTGACTGCGATTAGTATGTATTTGGATTGGATGGATCAACTTATAACTCTCTGTATCCCACCTAAGGGGATGACCGATGAGACAGCATGGGATCTTGTCAGAGAGATGCCAAATACAATGTTGTTTCGTAGTGAAACTGAGATGTTTGAGACATTTTTTCAACTTATCGATGATGCGGATATTTTGACAGGATGGAACTCTGAGGGATATGATATACCATATATGGTTAATCGTGTCACTAGAGTAATGAGTAAGGATGACACACGTAAATTTTGTCTGCTAGGTCAGCTTCCTAAACAGCGTACATATGAACGCTTTGGTAAAGAAGAAGTTACTTACGATCTAGTAGGGCGTGTTCATATGGACTACCTTCAATTATACAAGAAGTATAACTATGAATCCCGTCACTCATACAAACTAGACTTCATTGGTGAGATGGAAGTAGGTGAGAACAAGACTCAATACGAAGGTACTCTGGATCAGTTGTATAACAAGGACTTTAGAAAGTTCATTGAATACAATCGTCAGGATACAATGCTATTGGTTAAGATTCACAATAAGCTTAAGTTTTTAGATTTGGCAAACGCACTGGCTCATGAAAATACAGTGCTGTTGCCCACGGTCATGGGGTCTGTTGCAATGATTGAAATGGCAATCATGAATGAGGCTCATGAAAGAGGTTTGGTAGTTCCAGATAAAAAACGAAAGGATACACACAATGATGAACAACAAGCGGCAGGTGCCTATGTTGCTACGCCCAAAAGGGGCATCCACGAATGGGTGGGAGCAGTCGATATCAACAGTCTCTACCCGTCAGCGATCCGCGCTCTTAACATGGCACCGGAAACAATCGTTGCCCAAGTCCGACAAACTATTACAAACAACTACATGAGAGAAAAGGGGCTAAGATTAGCCTCTGAAAAGAAGCGTTACAAGGAAGGTGATGACGAGGTCACTGGCAGCATCTTGTGGGAAGGTTTGTTTGGTGCATTAGAATATACTGCTATCATGAATCAAGAACGTGGCACCATGCTTACGCTTGATTATGCTGATGGCAGGAGCGAAGAAATGTCTGCCGCTGAGGTATGGAAATTGATTTTCGATAATCATAATCCATATATCATAAGTGCAAATGGTACTATATTTAGAAGCGACCAAGAAGGTGTGATTCCAGGATTGCTCACACGTTGGTATACAGAACGTAAATCAATTCAAAAGCAAGCAAAAGAAGCATACGGGACTGACATGTACGATTACTATGACAAGCGACAGCTTGTACGTAAGATTTTGCTTAATAGTGCATATGGTGCATTGCTTAATGAACACTGCCGTTTCTATGACAAGCGTATTGGTCAATCAGTTACATTGTCGGGCCGACAGATTGTGCGACACATGATGAGTACGATCAATGAAACTGTCACCGGTGACTATAATCACGAAGGTCCTGCAATCGTATATGGCGATACTGACAGTTGTTACTTTAGCGCATATCCTATTCTTAAGTCACAAATAGACAGTAGCGATTTAGAATGGAATAAGGACGTGTGCATAGGGTTGTATGACGGTATTGCAGAGCAGGCTAATGCTACTTTCCCGGCGTTCATGGAACGTGCATTTCACGCACCGCGTAAGAACGGTGAGATTATTAAAGCAGGTAGAGAACTGATTGGTGATCGTAGCATTTTTATCACAAAGAAACGTTATGCAATCAATATCTATGATAAAGAAGGCAAGCGAAAGGATAAAGATGGTAACTTAGGTGATATCAAGGCTATGGGACTTGACTTGAAACGTGCAGACACTCCTAAGTATGTTCAAGAGTTCTTGATGCAAGTATTAAAGATGGTATTGCAAGAAGGTAAGAACAGAGAAGAAGTCATTGAAACTATCAAGGATTTCAAGCGAGTGTTAGCCGCACAAGATTCTTGGACAAAGGGATCACCTAAGAGTGTGAACAACCTAACTAGACACACTGAGACTTGGGAAAAGACAGGTAAGTGTGGTGTGGGTCATGCAATGGCAGCTATCAACTATAACTATCTGCGTAGGGTAAATTCAGACAACTATTCTATGAAGATCGTTGATGGGATGAAGGTCATTGTATGTAAACTTAGGGATAATCCATTAGGCTTTACTAGTATCGCATATCCCACAGATGAACTAAGACTGCCTCAATGGTTCATTGAACTACCATTCGATGATAATGCAATGGAACGCACACTAGTAGATGAAAAGGTTGAAAACTTGCTAGGAGTTCTTAATTGGGACTTGCGAAGTAATACTATGACTAATAGCACATTTGACGATTTGTTCTCATTTGGTTAAATTGCTGTTGACAAACACAAAGAAATCCACTATATTACACATTGATATAGCCTAAATATCTCAGACACAAAGGAAAAACATGAAAGATAATTTACTTGACCTTATTCAACATACGCATGGATTGGGATGCGTAGACCTTATTAAGGTGGTCGGTACCAATAAAGAAACACAAATTTCAGCAATCGCTGAAAACAAGAGCGTTGTTGTAAATGGCACATTCAATACTGTGCTTCCCGATTTCGTAGGCATCTTTGGTATGCCTAATCTTGCGAAGCTTAAAACAATCGTTAGCTTTGATGAGTATGATGACACTGCTAAAATCAATGTTAATCGTACTAAGAAGGATAATGAAGATGTTCCTACTAATATTCACTTTGAGACTAAGACTGGTGACTTCATCAATGATTATCGCTTGATGCCCAAGTCTATTGTTGAAGAAAAAGTACGCAACTTTGTCTTTAAGGGTGCGAACTGGAATGTGACGTTTGAACCTACTGTCGCAGGTATCCTTCGTCTTAAGAAACAAGCAAGTGCAAACAGTGAAGAAGAACATTTTACTATCAGCACTTCAGGAACTGATCTTAAGATTAATTTCGGTGACCCCTCTACCCACAACGGTAATTTTGTTTTCCAAGCAGGGATTACTGGTAAGCTAACGCAAGCATGGAAGTGGCCCGTAAAGGTATTCTTGGCTATCATGGATCTTCCTGGTGAAAAGACTATCAAGATTGCAGATCAAGGTGCTACTGAGATTACAGTTAATAGCCCATATGCTACATATCGCTATCTATTGCCTGCTCAATCAAAATGATCAAGTTGGAACCAGTTAATTTATCAGCTAATCAAAAGCCAGACTGGGCACTGTTCTTACCAGCAGTGTCTAGCTTCTTCATTACCGGACTAGGCAAGCAGCGTGAGGGTGAAGAATATTTTGAAAAGTCTCGCATACCAGTAGGGTTCAACGGTGATGTTGAATGCTTGAATTTTCTTAATAGCAAGGAAGGTCTCTACACTTACAAGTGGGGATTGTACAGTGCAGGACATGCTAACTTAGATCCTACTAAGAATGACCCTGCAGAAAGCATCATCCGTAAGCGCGAGAACGGTACATTCATGTTAGGTGATAGCGGTGGATTTCAGATTCTAAAGGGTCAATGGCCTGCTGACTGGAAAGATCCTAACTGCCCTAAAGCACTAGCTAAACGTAAAGAAGTATTGACTTGGATGGATACGTACATGGATTATGGTATGTGTCTAGATGTTCCTAGCGAATCTTACAGAAACACTAAAGCATTTGCTCAACATAAGATCGCCAATCTAGGAGATGCAATTAAAGCCACGCATATTAATAACGAATACTTTATCAACAACCGTACTGGTAAGTGTAAGTTTTTAAACGTGATGCAAGGTCTTACTCATACTGATAGTGAGAACTGGTACCAGGAAATGAAGAAGTATTGTGATTCCAAGGTATATCCTGACAATCACTTTAATGGTTGGGCGTTCGGTGGTCAAACTAAAATTGATATTCACCTTACATTAAAGAGAATCGTTAATATCATCCATGATGGATTATTGGAAGAAGGAAAACATGACCTCATTCACTGCTTGGGCACGAGCATCTTGGAATACGCAGTCTTATTCACTGACATACAAAAAGCCGTTCGTAAATACCACAATCCGAAATTACAAATTACGTTCGATTGCGCTAGCCCTTTCTACTCTGCGGCTAAGGGTTTGGCTTACTTCAACACAAACATTGAACACAATAAAAAGTGGTCTTATTCGATGGAAAAGACTGCGGAGAACAAAGACTATGCTACCGACAGTCGCAAGTTCAGAGATGCGGTACTAGCTGACGGCATACACAAATTATTTGCTAATAGTCCTATCACTGACCGTATGATGGTTCGTGATCTTTGCTATCGTGGTCAAGGATTTATTGGTGCTCATGGTAAAGAGACAAAGACAAGCTGGGATACACTAAGCTATACATTGTTGCAAGCACATAATGTGTATCAGCACATTCATGCCGTACAAGAAGCCAATCGTTATTATGAACAGGGTGTTATCCCTAAGATGGTGATGAACGACACCTTTGAGCGCATTCGCTTCAGTGAATTAGTAGATGAGATTTTTTCATTAAAGGATAGACAAAAAAGTTTAGACTTAATTGATAAGTACGATAGATTCTGGATGCAGATGCGTTCTGGTAGTCAAGGCTTTAGTGGAAAGAAAACTGTCAATGCACTGACTATGTTTGATCAATTATTCGAAGCAGCTACCGATTCAGAACCTGTAGAAGATATCACCGAATATGAAGAGGGTGATGACAGTATTATTGAAGCATTGATAGGAGAATAAAATGTCATATACTACTAAGATTAAAGCACTAGAAGATTCGTATCTTCAACTAGATAATCAAGTATTTCAAATGGAGAAGGAGGACAATCCTGATAAAAATAAAATTGAAAACTTGAGAGAGAAGAAAACAGAGTATCTAAATGAAATTAGACGATTAATACGCCTTCAATGGGAAGAAGACCATGAGCGTGTGCATTTGGATGATGATCGATGAACCTCAGAAAGGTAATAACTTCTGGGTGTAGTTTTAGTGAGGCTATGACAGCATACACTTGGCCTAATCATTTAGAAAACTATATTAAAACTAATATAGATCCTAATGTAAAGTTTGATCATAGAGGACTAAGTAGTCAGGGTCAAGAGCTTATCCAAAAGAAAGCATCTCATGCTATATATGAGGCTTTGCATACAGGGTATAAACCCGAAGAGATTGCCGTTATTGTAATGTGGTCATCAAATGATCGCCGGTCATTTTATATCGATAATCCAGATATGATTAATGATGTGGTAGAGAATTGGAAACAATCTCAACAAGGATGGCACCTGCAATTTGCTGACTTGAAAAATGAATTATCATACCCAAATAAAATACAGTCTGCTGCTACCCTAAACAATACCATTACCTATAATACGAATGGTGGATGGTATATAACATCAGTCCATGTTAAAGATGGTTTGCCGTTCATGAAGGATTTTTTCATGACGGCAAATGCAATAGTATCCCCGGGACCCATTAACACTAGTCTAGAGAATATTCTTATGCTACAATATCTCTGTAAGTCGAAGGGAATCAAACTATATCATCAATTTTTTATGGATAACGTAATAGACGATTTTAAAGCACTCAAGGATCATCAAGCAGTTAAGTATCTGTACGATGACCTTGATCAGTCTACTGTAATATCTATGCAAGGTATGTATGAATATTTAGGCCCCAGACCTGAGCTATATGTAGCATATGGAAATCCGCATCCGAATGGATTAGGACATAAATTATGGGTTAACGAAGTTATGTTACCCTTTCTAGAAGATCAACATTTTTTTGAGTGAGAGCTAACAATGAGTAGTCATGAAGTTGAACTAAAACTAAAAAGAGATCGCATTGCCAATAAAGCAAGGCGAATGGTTTGGGTAACCTTTCAAAAAGAAGGTATCCACAAGTATCCGGCGGCTGCCGAAGATCCAGCACTTAAAACAGGAGATAATTATGACGTTTCGTTTTTGGGCTTCCCTCATCGCCATATTTTTCATTTTAATGTGGCTATCCAAGTCTTTCACAACGACCGAGATATCGAATTTATCCAATTCAAGCGATGGCTTGAAGGGATGTATTCTAGCGCACAAAATGTTTTGTCGTTAGACTACAAAAGCTGCGAAATGATTAGCGATGACCTTTACGATAAGATCGCTGATCGTTACCCAGGGCGTGACATTGAAATCACTGTTAGTGAAGATGGTGAGAATGGTGCCACAATTTCTTATAAAACACATCAACCTATTCAACAACTCGCTATTTAAAGGAAATAAAAATGGCAAAATTCGAATTTAAACCCAATCCCCGTGTCCGTCAAATCTTTGATGATCTGGAAAAGTATCTAGACTTCTGCCAGTCTCATGGATATAAGTTTGACGAAGGTGATTTGTACAGCAATAAAAGTTTCGCATATCGTCAGTTCACTAAATATCTTTCGGGGAAAATAGCGAAAGATATGTGGGAACTAGATGCAAAACCAGTATAAAGTAGTACTTGTGACCGGAGGATTTGATCCTATACACTCCGGTCACATTGAGTATTTTAAGTCAGCAAGATCACTAGGGGACAAACTAGTGGTAGGTTTAAATAGTGATAGTTGGTTGGCCCGTAAGAAGGGCCGACCTTTTATGCCATTTACAGAACGTATTTCGGTAGTAGAGAACCTTAGTATGGTGGATCATTGTATTCTATTCAATGACGATGATAACTCTAGTATTGAAGCTATCAAAAATGTTAGACAACTCTACCCAGATTCAGAGATTGTATTTGCAAACGGTGGAGATAGAACCGAAAAGAATATTCCTGAAATGGAACATTCTGACCCTAATCTGATATTTCAGTTTGGAGTAGGTGGCACTAACAAAAGAAATTCTAGTAGTTGGATTCTTGAAGAATGGAAGAATCCTAAGACTATACGCCCATGGGGATGGTATAGAGTATTAGACGAAAAACTTGATTATAAGGTTAAAGAGCTAGTCATAGAACCTGGTAAGAAGTTATCCATGCAAAGGCATTTTCATAGGTCTGAGCATTGGTACATACTAAAGGGTAAATGCGATGTTGCAACTGAGTACAACGGTGATACAATGTTAGTTCACAAGGCTGAACATGACACATATATCATTGAAAAAGAAGTATGGCATCAAGGTCAAAACAACTATGACACACATTGCCATATACTAGAAGTTCAGTATGGTGAGAGGTGCAACGAGGAAGACATAGAGAGAAAAAATGCGTAAATTATATTATATGGGCTTAGAGCCATACAAGGCTAGATATACACTTCAATTGCAAGAATGGAATCGTGAAGTATTTGATCGTAGAAAAATCAAATATGTTATGGTGCCAGGTGAAACACTAAGCAATGATCAGGCTATTGTAACTGGGCAAGTTCTTGATGCACATGGTCGTTCATACTTTGGCATGAGTCAGATGATGAACTTAGTTAAAATGATGAAAGCTGGGGAAATTAATAGTGAAGATGTTATCTACTTTGAGGATATGTTTCAGCCCGGAATCGAATCGCTTCCATATATTCTTAATCAAATCAATAGTAATCACAGGCCTCGCATTTATGTTCGCTGTCTTGCTCAGTCCATTGATCCTGATGATTTCGTTCATGTTTGGGGTATGGCGAAATGGATGGGATACTACGAACACATGGTTAATGAATTCGTGGACGGAGTTCTCGCCACGAACGAAGAAATGGTTGCTCATATGCGTATTGCTGGATGGACTGCTCCTATCT